AATCTCTAAGTCATGACGTGTTTTAAATATGGTAAGTATAGCATCTGCTACTCTTTGATCTTGTTCTTTAGGGAAAGGCTCTTCTATACTATCGTAACTATTTTCAATAAAAATATTTACTATCACTGCTAAAGTTACTCTTCTTTCTGAGTCTGGAGATCCCTCTACTTCGTAAGAGTCTTCCATTTCTTCAAAAGAACCTACCTGTTTTAGTTTTTTATAGTTACGGTTATTGTAATTTATAAGCCATCTCTTTACTATTGTTTGAAAGTAAGAAAAAGCTTTTGCTCCATTGGTAGCGTCAAATCTATGAAGCTTCTCCTCTACAAGCATACTAACTACATCCAATTTTAAATCTTCTATACTATCTACATCTAGGTAGTAGAACTTAAAGGTATGTATAATATTCTCTGCTAACTTATATAGCGGGTGGTATATTTCTTTCTTAAATACTGTATCTCTGTAAACAGGATCAGAGGATGCGTTATATCTTACGATTGCGTCCTCTGTCTCTTGTGTAAAGTAGTAATTGTCTTTATTTGGTGGTTTTGCCATAGTCTTCTGGGAGGCGGTAGGCATTTATCGTTTCTTGTATTTCTTTCATAAAATTAAAGAAGACTCCAACTTCGTCGTCTGACCTAAATGTACCTTTCTCATCTAATTGTTCAACATAAATTTTTGATTCACTAATAAGATACGAAACATTTCTAAGGTAACCTACTTGGTATTCTAGTATATCTTCTTGCTTAATTACTTTCCGGTTTAAGTTGTAAATCACATAACTTAAAACTAAAATAAGAACAACTAATACTATTAATAAGATTTACATTCTTTATATATTTTTTACTAAATTCATTAATCCTTCTGAAGCATTAACTGTCTTACCAGTACTTGCTTTGGTCTTCTCTGCTTTATTAACTGTAGATCCTCCTTCATTTTTCCAATTATCATATTCTATTTTAGAAGCTAGAAAATCTGCATTATGAAGAATATAGACTAAATTAGTTTTAAATTTAGCATCAGGACTGAAAGACATATAATAAGGTTTATTTACATCATCGTATAATCCATCATGTAATTTAATAGCTAAGAACTCTCTCTCAGTCAAAGCTATACCATATTGCTGTAAGGTAAATAAGGAGCGGTCTTGGATAAGCATGAATGTTAAATCCTTATTAGGAGTATACATTTCATTTAATTTATCTTGTCTCCATTTATCTGTTTGTTGGATATAGTTAGGTTTTCCTTTAGAACCTATTTTACCTAAATCATGATTAAGAGCAGCGAAAACTAACTCTTCATCTGTAAAATCTATAGAAGTACCCATTTCTTCCCATAATGCCTTAGTCTTTAAAGCACAATGAACAACACGATTAACATGGTCAATATACCCTCCCGGGAAAGCATTATGGTAAAAAGTCTTTCCGGAGGCAGGAGCCATAATCATTTCATCGGATAGGTCAAGGTATAGAGCTTTTAACTTCTCTTTACGATCACCTGTTATAAAAGTATCTACTATTTTAAGATGCTTCTCCCAATTCTTTTCTATTTGTTCTGCCGAAAGATTCATTAGTCTTGAGATTCTGTATTTAATAGAGTTCTAAGATCCCCTACCTTTTCCAATAACTCCTCTACCTTGGTATATGCCTCTGCTTGTTCATTACGATGAATATGATATCCAATTTTCTTTACTTCGGATTCAAATCTTTCTAATTTCTGTGTAAATAAGTCTTTGTTTCTCATTTTTTTATTTTTAATTTATTAATACTTCTTTATACTTTATAAATCCATATAGGGGTAAGGTATGAACTTTTTTTTTGGGAAACAACTCTTAAGGTTCAAATACTACTTTTAACTCTTTTAAAATAGTTTTCTTATTCTCTCCTAGAGTAACCTCTATATAAATCGTAGCAGATCTACCTATAAAATCTGTAAAAAACGTCATAGACTGCTGAGGTCTGTATGTATATTTACTATATGTAGCGAAATAAGTCTTGTATGCAGGGTGATTCACATTTACGTTAGGATTTCTCTGAATAGTATATCCTGTTAGGTTCATTATGTTTGTTTGTCCTATGAGCTGTGGGAAGGTATAAGTCTGAGTTCCTATAGCAATAGGGGTGTTCATTTGATTGCTTGACCATAGTCCTAAGTAAGAATAAACAGGGTAAGTCCATATAACATTTCCTGGGGTATAAAAGAAATTAGAGTCAAAACCTACGCTTACTAAGGGAATTCCGTTAATAACATAGTGAGGATCCAATTCATTTACATCACCTTTTATAGTAAAATAATTCAATCCAGCATGTTTAATATGCCAAACACCTTGAACATCTTGATAAGTTCCAGGATGACCTTGGGTATCAATACGGAATTCAGCCCCGCAATTACCGTTTAAACATACATCCGGCTCAATTTCAGGGGTTGAACAACTAAATACAAATAAAGATACTAATAGTAAAAATAAAATTCTTAACTGTTTCATAATGTTATTTTTTGATTACACCTAAATATACGAAGAAAAAAGGGAGGGGACAACTATTTTATAAGTTATTTTCGAAGAATCGCCGCGCAAGATTTCTTATATATTCTAATAAATTACAGGTTCCCCTACCGTAAACAACGCTCCTACCTCGCGAATCTTATCAAAAGCCGTAAAAGGGCTTACCTCAAAAAACTCTCTAGAACCGCCCTGGTCGGAAGAAACTCTTAAAGAAGCAAAGAAAGTATGAACAGCCTGTTCAACTTCAAATGCTTTTCCTTTCTTAACAGGAAGAGCAAATTTTGGAACCCATTCCTCAACCGTGGCTGTAGCGTTTATCCCTTTGACTCTCCTATGAACATCATGAATAGTCATTCCTATCTTAACCAGAGAAGGGTAAGCGGGATTCACAAGGACATATACATATTCGATATTATCAACATTCTTAGACTTTATCCTGGCATTCTCTATACCGTGCAAGTATCTCCAGGAATACGTATTTGAATCTTTATCTACCTTTCCTTCAAATATCTCTATAAGATACCTAGCAGAAAGAAAGTCAAGGAGCTTACCTGGAGATATATGTCTATGTTTTGTTTGTAGGGTGATAAAGTTTTCTTTCCACTTCCTTCCGCTTTCTCCAAAAGGGGTGATAGACTCTGGTGAAGAATCAACAATTGTAATATAGCCGGCTTTTTCTAAAACCTGTGCTTGTTTTAAATCTATTTTATCTCTAAACATAATTTACTCTTTTTGTCCGAAAATAAATGCAAAAAATAGAAGTACAAGAACTGCAGGCCAACACATCACACATCCCCATATTTCAAGCAAAGTAAACCGGGTAGTAGCTTTTGTGTAGTGAATTGCTATATCAAGCAAGGCTGCTATAAGCACACCTATTACTAAATACGGTACCGAAAAAATGGTATTTAAAATACTTATTAACATAACTTTTATTTTTAATTGATTTCTATACCTAAATATAAGAATAAAGATTGGTTATAGCAACTATTTCTTAAAGAAAAGCTGATAAAACTTAAAAATAATTGCACATTTTTCGTACATCTCTAATTCTTTATAGAATTCTAATAATTCTTCTAATGCATAATGAATAGCTTGAGGTCCGAATTCATCTTCAAGGTATTCTACTGTATCTGACTGTATATCCTTAACCCTCTCAAGGTAATTTACAAGGCCGTTAAAGTACTTTAGTTTTATAGAATCTCTTACGGAGACATAATGTTCTTGGTATCTACTGGAATACATCTTATCTATAATAAAGTAATTTTCCACACCTCTTACAACCATACCAAAAAGTATGAAGGTGTTATCTACCGCCTCTATTTTATGTTCTTTAAAAATCTCTTCATCTCCTACCGAAAATATATTGAAAAGATCGTTACTATCAAGCTTTTTCATCTTATATAAATATATACCTTTCTTATAATGAAAAATTTTCCGGAAAAAAAACTGGGGGTAGTTGGAAAATTGACCAAAAGGTTCTATATTAAATATAAGAAACAATTCTTTAAGAGTACAACATAAGAGGTAGGTTAGGGGTATAGGTGGTAACCGTGCTAGGGTTTAGCAGCTATATAGACCAAACTTTAGAGAGAGGACACCTTGGGCAGTAATCCTTCTTAGGAAGGACTAGGATTGGATTGGTTGGGTCCATAACAACATCTCTCTTAAAGCTACATAGTATATATAAATATATACCCCCATACCTCAATTTTCATCAGAAATATGCAACTCTATGTGGCTCCGGATACCCGAGTGGCTACCCGTTGAGGGAACTTAACTATCAAACTTCTCTCAACTTGACCTCACCGTGACATCACCTTGACCTACAGGCAAAAAAAAAGTTAGTCCGAAGACTAACCTTTAAATACTTCTAGGTCCTCAAACCTAATCTTCCTATCCACTCTCTTACCTAGCATGTAAGAATAGGTTTCAAATCTTACTCTACCTATCCTTTCTACATTCATATGATAGTCCTCCATTACTACTCTACTTCTATCATTTGACCTAAAGACCTTTGTAATAGATCTTTGATCCCTATCTAGCTTAAAGAAGTTACCTTTAATCTCGAACTCTACTCCAGCAATAAAATCTTCTCTTGTCATAATGTATCTTGTTTTAATTATTGATACCTAAATATAAGAACTTTATTCTTTACTTACAACTATTTTTAAAGAAGTTTTATCTACTGAGGTTAGTTTATTTTCTACTGTTCTTAAGACTGCTTCATCGTTCTGATCAAACATCTCTACTAAGACTCCTATCGTTCTCTTACCAAAGAACTTATCAACTCCTTCATAGACCATCCCCACCATAGGGTAAGTAGACTTAGGAAGCTTTGTTGGAGCTCTTAACTTCCACATACCCTTTACATATTGATCTGCCATATTAGATCTCGATAGTCCCTCTTACTTTAGTTTTAGTAGAAGTCTTCTCTAGTTCTTCTTGAACATTCTCTAGAGCAATCTTATAGCCAAAGTTAATAGCCATCTGCATTAGAATAATATCCATTGAACCTCCATTAGCTTTAGCAAAGGCTTCTAAGTCCTCTCTGCTATTAGGCGTTGCTACTAATCCTCTGTTCATACTAAACAACTCTCTTTCTAAAAATTCTTTCATGATGATATAGTTTTAATTATTAATGATACCTAAAGATAAGAAGAAGCCTCCGAAGAGGCAACTTTATTTACAATTCATTTTCTGCTACTGGAACATATTCTGAACTTGATACACCATCTTCAAACTCTGAACCTACAACCTCATCTTCTTCATCCTCTGCAAATTCTGAGAAGTTATTTTCTAATGCTTCACGAATCTCATTAGTGTTAATTCCTACACTAGTACATTCTAATTGATTGTTGTAAGAGATTTCAAACTCAGCAGAATCTAAATCTAATACATCTCTTTCATTATCTTCAATCCAACTAATTGATTTATCAATTGCACGTCCAATATCGTATGGAGTAATTTTTCTTCCTCCTCCTTCAACTGAATTGATAAGATTGATAACATCTTCTTTTGAGAAGATTGAACTAACTGAATTCTGAACCGATTGTAATACTAATTCTTTTTTCATAATGATTTGTTGTTTTAATTATTAATACCTAAAGATAATGATTTAACTAATACGATGCAACTTTTTTCTACAAAATATTTGAATCAAATTGTTTTAAAAATTCTTTCTTGAAATCGTCAGTAACAACTTTGTCGAACTGATCGTCGATCAACTTTTGTAAATCAACTCCAAACTCCAAATGAAATTCTTTCAACTTTTTCCACGCATCGTAACCTCTCACAGGCATATCCATGTAAGTTATATTTTCTTGATCCATGAATTCAAAATCTCCGGTGATCTCACCCGACTTACTATCTCGACCAACATATGCTTGTGCAAGTGCGTTTGTTTTAACTTGTCCAACTACAATTGGAAATTCGAAAGTAACCATTAAAGTTTTGTGTGTAATCGTAACTTGATTTTTCATAATGTTATATGTTTTAATTATTAATACCTAAAGATACTCAATTAATATACTACTTGCAACTTTTTTACTAATTATTTTTCCAATCTTTTGTAGATCTTTGACTGATATAAACATTCATCCCAGCCAAACGATACTCGTTCAAAAGTCTTATTAATTCTTTTCTGAAATCTTTGTGGAAGATAAAATCTGTATGATCTAAACAATCTACTGTTTCAACTCCGTAATTTGATTTGTAGTTTAAATACCTCATGATTTGTTGTTTTAATTATTAAAATGATCTTTCCCAATCTCTCTCTTTAACATCATCAATAATGTCTGAAAGTACTTGGCACAATTCTTCTTCGAAGTCAACATCATCAATAGATGTTCCTGCTTCTTTATACTCTGCAATTAATTCATCAATCTCTTCAATGAATCTTGCTTTAATCAACTTTAATTCTTTAAATGCTTTTGCCATGATATTTGTTGTTTTAATTATTAATACCTAAAGATACTCAATTAATATATTATATGCAACTTTTTTACTAATTATTTTTAGAAAGTGATCTTAAGTATTCATCACTCAA